TGGATATGCCAGGCCTGATCCCCACGCAAGAGCAAATGGAGCAGAACCTAGCCGAGCAGCAGAAGGCACAGCAAGCGCAGCTAGAGGCTCAACAACAGATTGAGCAAGCCAAGGCGCAGGCTGAAGTGGCCGTCAAGCAGGCTCAGGCTCAGAAGTACGGCGCCGACGCGGCTGAAACCCAAGCCGACACCCAGATCGCCCAGCAAATGGCACCGCTGGATGCCCAACACCTGCTGGCACAGATTGCCAAGCTCATTGCCGAAACGCAGAGAGGCCAGAATGAACGAGCAGCAGTGGAAAGCCCTGTCGCGAATCAACAGCAGCCCAGAGGGCCAGCACCTGCGGGAAATGCTCAATTCCCAGCGCGAGGATTGTCGCAACCATTTGGAGCGATGCCGCGATAACGCAGAAATAGCACGCAAGCAGGGCGAGGCGACTGCGCTCGCTGATCTCATTGAAAAGCTGAAAACCGCACGCGACGTTGTCGATACGCGTTTCAAATAGCCGGGCTCGCCCGGCCTCACAAGCAAGCCGCTTCTTTGGAGGCGGCTTTTTTGTGGGCAGCGCTCGGCACTGCAGGCCGAACCCGTTACCCGAATCGTGAACCCCGGCTAAGACCGGCTCACAGACACGCCGTGAGGCGTCATAGGAGTTGAAATGTCACTACCCCAGTCCGTACAGGCACAAGCTGCCGCTGCCGCTAAGCACTTTGACCGCGAGCCAGAGAATCCCGACGCCGATAAGGCCAAGGCTCCTGACCGTGAGCAAAACCCGCCACGCGACGCTGAGAAGCCGGACGCTGCCAAGCCCGACGCGCAACCCGCTGAGCCACCGAAAGACGAGCCTAAGCCTGAAAGCCAAGATGCCCTTTACTGGCAACATCGCTTTCAAGTACTGCAAGGCAAGTACAACAGCGAGCTGCCAGCGCTGCGCCAAGAGGTTGAACAACTGAAAGAGCAGGTTGCGGGTAAAGACCAGCAACTGAAAGCGCAGGAGCATAAAGCGCCCGATAACAGCGGCATTACTGAGGAACAGCTCGCCCACTTCAAGCAGGAGTATGGCGAAGACCTGGTGACGTTTATCGAGCGCATGACCCAAAAGGGAGCGGCCCCAGCTGATGCCGGTAACACCAAAGAGCTGCAGGAGCGTTTGGATCGTCTCGAATCCGAGAAGCACGAAGACGCTGAAGCACGCTTTTGGGTGAGCCTAGAGCAGGCGGTGCCCAATTTCCGGCAGGTCAACAGCGAAGCCGCTTTCCTGCAATTCCTCAGTAAGTTCGACCCCCAAACAGGCAAGCAGTACCAGCAGGCCCTCAGCCAGGCGCAACAGAGCCTAGACGCCAAAGGGGTGGCCGACGTTTTCAAACTCTATCTGAATCAGGCGAAGCCAACGCAGCAGCAGCGCCAAGTCCCCGATGAGCAAGTAGAGCCGCGCACCACGAAAGCAGCGCCCACACCGCAAGCCCAAGGCGGGAAGCTGTGGACCGGTGCCGACATTACGCAGTTCTATCGCGACAAGACTGCTGGCCGCTACTCCGCTGACGAAGCGCAACGCCTGGAAGCCGATATATTCGCCGCCCAACGTGAAGGCCGGGTTCGTTAACCCGGCTGGCGGTTCCGATTCCTCGCCGTGAGGCGATAAGAGGTTATTCCAATGGCAGGACCAGTACGTGATGCAGGGCATCCCGACTACTCCAGCACGTCCGCCTCCGGGTTCATCCCGCAGGTCTGGTCTGGAAAGATGGTCGAAAAACTTTATCAGCGAACCTGCTTCGCTGAAATTTCCAACACGGATTATGAGGGGGAGATTAAAAGCCAAGGCGACACGGTGATGATCCGCACCACGCCGTCTATCACCATCCGCGACTATGAAGTTGGCGGCGGTCTCAACTACGAGAAGCCGACCAGCGACAAGGTCGAGCTGCACATCGACAAGGCGAAGTATTTTGCCTTTGAGGTGAACGACGTTGACGAGTATCAAGCCGATATCAAGTTGATGGATAACTGGTCGGACGATGCTGGCCAGCAGATGAAGATCGCCATCGACAAGGTGATTCTCGGTGACGTGTTTGCCGACGCGGCCGCAGAGAACGCAGGCGCTGCCGCTGGCCGTGAGTCTGGCGGGTACAACATGGGCGAGGCGGGTGCGCCGGTATCCGTGGACAAAACCAACATCCTCGATGTGCTGGTGGATTGTGGCTCGGTACTGGATGAGCAGAACGTGCCTGACGACGGCCGCTGGATTGTTCTGCCCGCCTGGATGAATGGCATGCTCAAGAAGTCCGACCTGCGCGACGCGAGCGCCATGGGGGATAACACCTCGGTGTTCCGTAACGGCAAGGTCGGCATGCTGGATCGCTTCGACGTGTATATCAGCAACAACATGTCGAAAGTCACCGACGCCACCACCACACGGCAGGCTACTAACGCGATCTTTGGTCACAAGAAGGCGCTCACCTTTGCGTCGCAGATGACCAAGATGGAGAACCTGCCTAACCCGCAGGACTTCGGCCAGCTGGTGCGCGGCCTGAACGTCTTTGGCTATGAGGTCATTGACCCCAACGCCATGGGCCACCTGTACGCCGAGCGCGCCGCCTAAGCGCTCCATATCGCCACCCTCCGGGGTGGCGTTTTACTTTCCGCGAGGAAATACGCATGACTAAATCACTGATTGAGCAGATTGAAGAAGCGGTAACCAAAGATGATTTGGAGCCGCTAGCCGAAACACTGGGCGTTGAGATCAATAAGCGCCAAGGCGTTGAGACGATCCGCGCTGAGCTGCTGGAGGCCGCCGAAACGCTAGCAGAGAAGGGCGTCACCACCTCTGAGGAGCTTACACCTAACGAAATGCCAACCGAGCCTGAAGAGCACGAAAAGCCCAAGTATCAAGGGCGGATGCTCAAGCACCTGAAGAATGGGCGCGTCTTCCCGTGGACGGCTGCGCTGGCTAAAAACCGTTACATGCAGGAGGTGTAAGCGATGGCCGTCACGACTGTAGGCACCGTCATCCGTAATGCCAAGCTGGTGTTGCAGGAAGTGACGGCCGCCGGTACCCGCTGGACTAACGAAGAACTACTAGGCTGGTTGAATGAGGCCTATCAAGCCATTGTGCAGATTAAGCCAGACGCTTCTGCGATTAATACGACACTAGGGTTAATGGTTGGAACCCGACAGGAGATTCCCAGCGACGGTATGCGCTTGATCGACGTGGTGCGTAATACTGCCACGGCTAGCCAAAAAATGGGCATCATGGTGACCACGCGCCGCTCGCTGGATACTACTCGCCGGAGCTGGCATGGCGATGAACCTAGTATTGATATTGAGCAGTATATGTTCGATGACCAGGACCCGACGCGGTTTTATGTGTACCCGCCTGCTGATACAGGTGCTGAGGTTGAGCTGATTTACTCGTCTACGCCGTCACCCCACGATATTTCGCTAGGGCTGGACGGCTTGAAAGACGAAAACATCCGGTTGAACGATAGCTACGCCCCGGTTATCACTGACTACATCCTCTACCGCGCTTACTCCAAGGATGCTGAACACGCGGCAAACCTCAACCGCGCCCAAATGCACATGCAGGCGTATATGGGCGCACTGGGGCAGAAGGTGGAAGTCGCGCGCGCTATCTCACCGAACGCGCCGGATAACTCATCCAATCCGCCACGGACGCGGCAGTAATGGATTTGCTGCAAACAGTGGTGCAGGACGTTCCAGAAGCGCCGTTAATGACCGTTCGGGATGCTCTGAAGTGGGCAGAGTTCCGACTGTGCCAGGACGGCAATGCGTGGATTGTTGATGCGCCAATCACTAGCGAGGGGGCCATTACGGCCCCTGTTGGTGCTGCTTGCGTGCGAGCGCTAACCGTGTACCGCAATGGCAGAGCAATGACGCCAGGCGTGGACTATGAGCAGCTATCACCAGATGCGGTTGTTATTCATCGCCAAAGTGATACCGATACGTTCACAGCGCGCGTTGCGGTAAAGCCAGCACCAGACAGCGCGTTGCCCAACGAGCTACGCGACCAGCACTTTGAAACCCTGCGTCACGGCGCGACGCATCGCCTGCTTCTCTTGCCTCAGCCGTGGCGCAACGTAGAGCAAGCCGCTTACCACGAAACGTATTTCACTGCGGGCCTTAACGATGCCTACCGCTTGTCAGTGTACGGGCAGCAACAGGGCGCGCGCGTGCAGTCACGCCGATTTATCTAGGTGGTCATATGTCACTCGAACAAGCTGTTGTACAGCTAGAACAAACGAACGCCGCACTTCAAGAGGAAGTGGTACGTTTCCGCGACGCGGCGATTGGTCTTAACGCGATCTACTCAACGATCACCGCTGGCCGTCAGGCAGTTGCAGACGGTGCCTATTTCTCGGTGCCTGGCAACGGCGCGTATATGCGCCTCTACCGTCGCCAGGGATCAAGCGCTTCGTTAATCGCTGAGTTTCCTGACCGCACTGAGCTAAATAGTGTGATTAATCAACTGGGGCCGTTGTTAGGGCGGGACGTAACATCAGGGCTGAATAGTTTTGGTTCCGATAACTCCTTAGTTAGACTAAGGGATATCGTATACGCATCAAGGGCTTATTTTGGCAGTTACTATTCGGGTTCATCTGCATCAGGTAACGTCGATCTTGCTAGAGCAGGTGAGTGCGCCCTGTACTCCAGTAGTAATGAAGGAGTTTTTCCTCGTCCAGGGATTAATTTTTTTTGGATTGAGACTCAATCAACCTACTCAGGGGAATCTCTACTTCAAACAGCTACTATTTATGCATCGGGGTCTCCCAGGATAGCCCAACAATGGATTCGTATCTGTGCGAACACTACTGATGTCAATGGGGAACGCCAGTGGGGGCCGTGGGGAGAGATTTATACCTCACAAAATATCCTTGGCACCGTTTCCCAGTCTGGCGGCGTGCCTACTGGGGCGATCCTAGAATACGGCGAAAATGCCAACGGTATGTACATCAAGCTCGCAGGAGGCTTGTTAATCAACCTGATTGAAATCAGTGGATCACAAACAAGCGCAAACGGTCGCTACGAGAAAACTTACCCCTATCCTTTCGTAAGTGCCGGGGCGTTTAAAGTGGCTGTAGGGTCCGAAGATCAAATCAACTCTTTCACACGTCGCTATAACGTAAATTCGGTTGGCACAAATAGCGCCACGACTTTTACCGCATACCTCGGAGTTGGATCAATAGAGTTCCCCGTGCGCTACATTATCATTGGCAGATGGTATTAAGGACAGAAAATGAAACTAACGCTCAATCTTTCCCCCGTCCGCAGTGACGAAGAAACCACCGCCTCGCTCGCAGGCACCACGCTGACCGTCAACGGCACCGACTACGATCTATCCGAGCTACCCGACGGCGCGACCGCACAGCACCCAGAGCTCGTCACCGTGAAGCGCAATGGCAGCGAGTACGAATGCACGATCAGATTGGGCCACGGACACAACGCCCCATACGAAACACGGTTCCCTGAGCCAATTGTGCTGGAAAACCACAACGGCCCTATCGAGCTACCACTATACGACGTAGTGCCCGAAGTTGAAGAGGAGCCGAATCCATGAGCTGGCTAGCAGACGCAGATGTTACAACTATTGAGATGCGCGACGCTGCGCAAAAAGCGTCACTAAAAACGGCGATCGAGTCGCAGCGCAAAACAGCAGAAGCGGAAGGCGTCGTTATCAATGACATTCGCTACAGTGGTGATCTTGCTAACAGACAAGCGTTACTCGAAGTAGTGCAGTTTGCCCGCGAAGCGAGTATCGAGTCGTTTGAAAGCTGGAAAGATAGTGACGACCAGTTTCACACAAATCATCCGCTTGTAGACGTAGAGCAAGCATTGCAAGCCATCGCTTATAGGCGAGGTGCTTTAATCGCGCTTGAAGCACAGTATCAGTCGCAGGTAGATGACGGCACGCTAACCGATACGTCGGAGCTTACATGGTGAAATACACCCATCTCCCTATCAGTTGCTTAGTTGTCATGTTGGCTCTGTTCTCTGGTGGCGATGCTTTATTGGCTTGGGCTGTGATGGCAACGCTATGGGCTAGCCGAGAATGGACACAGGCGGAGTACCGCTGGATTGAGTCACTAGGCAATGGCACCAGGGCAAGTATGCCGTGGTGGGGTGGCTTTGATCCGCGTGTGTGGTCATTTAAAAGTTTGGTGATGGATATGGTGGCACCGGCTGTTGTGAGTGCCGCAGTAGCATGGTGGCTGGCTAAACACCTCAGTTAGACAGCTCGGTAATCATTGCTCCCGATGCCGCCTTGAGCGGTTTTTTTGTGCCTGAAAGGTGGACATATTGAAAATTCAACACAGCGCCTTTCGCGGCGAGTTGCCGATTTTAAACGCGCGGCTACTGCCAGAAAACAACGCCCAGCGGGCGCGTAACGTTTATCTTAAACACGGCACGCTAGAGCCTGAGCGCGCACCATTAACCGTCGAATCGCTTAGCGCGGTGGCGAATCCCTCCACGCTTTACCGCTACCCAAGCGGCAATGACGGCCAAGGCTTCTGGCTGACGTGGGGCATGGGTCGCAACGTCCATGTAGTGAAGTCTCCACTCGCCAATGACGACTTCTCCCGCGTGTACTGGACAGGCGACGGCCCGCCAAAGATGGGCGGTATCAGCGATATTACGAGTGGCACGCCGCCGTACCCTGGCAACAGCTACCGGCTGGGTATACCTGCTCCTAGTAGCGGGCCTAGCGCGTCTGCGCCAAGTAATCGCGCGCCTGTTGGCGAGCGTCCGCCGACAACGCTTGAAACCTCTTACGTGGTGACGTTGGTGTCACGCTTTGGCGAAGAAGGGGCACCAAGCACTCCAAGCAACATCATTGAACGCTGGGATATGGTTAGTGGCGCGCCTACGGGCGGCGAGGTGCAGTTGGCATTGCCTAGCGTGCCGAGCGGCAGCCATGACATTGTGACCAAGCGCATTTACCGTGCCGAGTCGGGTGGTATTTACCAGTACGTGGCCGATGTGAACATCGCCAACACGGAATACTTTGACAATATCACCAGCGCCCAACTTGGCCGCGCGTTGCCGTCGGTGGAGTGGGATATGCCCGACCCTCGACTACAGGGATTAACCGCGCTACCTGGCGGCATACTGGCGGGGTTCTTTGAAAACACGCTGTGCTTCAGTGAGGCGTACTTGCCACACGCCTGGCCGGTGGCCTACCAGCTCGCCTTCAAAGACAACATCGTGGCGATTGGCGCTACGTCGTCGGGCCTGGTCGTGGCGACACAGGGGCAGCCCTACCTTGTCAGCGGTGCGAGCCCCGAGGCTATGTCACCTATGCAGCTGGATGTTGACCAGCCTTGTATATCAGCGCGCTCGCTAGTGGATATGGGCGAGTACGTTATCTACGCAGGGCACGAAGGATTAGTCGCTGCCGGAGGCCGCGATGCCCGCGTGGTGACTGCCGAGGTGTTTACCAAAGATCAGTGGCAAGCGCTGAACCCTGAGACGATGCACGCTTATCGTTACGATGGCAGTTACCTTGCCTTTTATGACGGCGGCTGCATGGTGTTTACCATAGGCGAAGGCGTCGAGTTTTTAGATATTAACGCAAGCGGCGGCTATCACGACATTGCAGCGGATACGCTCTACTTGATCCAGAACAGCGCTATCAAGGCGTGGAGGGAGGGTGGGGCGATGACGTACACCTGGCGCTCTCGCTTGCACGAAGTACCCCCAGGCAGTGCAGGCTTTACTTGCGGCAAGTTGATTGCCTCCCATTACCCCGTTCGCCTCATCATTCGCGCAGACGGCAACCAAGTGCTGGATACCCAAGTTCCCAATTCCAGCATGTTTCGACTTCCGGCGGGTTACACCTTGTGCCGTGATTGGGAGATCGAGATTCAAAGTAGCCACGAAGTACAATCCATCCAAATTGCGACCTCGCCCAGCGAATTAGTTTAACCCTCTTTGGCCCACCGTGAGGTGCCCATGAACCGACGCCGTCGGACATTACCGCCAGTGCCGCCGAAGGCACCGAGCGAGCTACGCCCCCTTATTGCCGCTATGACCGAGATTCTGGAAACCGGTGAAGGTGTGCGGGGTGATCCGCTAGACCGCAAGGTCACGTTGCGTGACCTGTTAGATAGCGGCATTGGTCGTTTAAAACCCGGCATGCGACCAGGTCAAGATGGAAACCTTGATTCCGGAGCACTGCCGCCAGCGCCGGATTTAAGCATACCGCCAGCCCCTGCCAACTTTGACGCCCAGGGCGGCTTCTACGGCATGATCAACCTGAGCTGGACTATTCCCGGCCAGCAGTATCGCAACCATGCTTATACCAACATCTTTCGCAGCGAAGAAGATAACTTTGCTAACGCAGAAGTCATTGGGCGTGAAGCGGGCGGTTTCTATACCGATTACGTGCGCGATGATGCAGTTGATCCAAACGACCCGACCAAGCTTAAGGGTTACTACTACTGGATCACGTTCACATCGGTAGCCGACATTGAGGGCCCACCGAATAGCCAAAACGGTACCTATGCAGCGCCGCTGGCAGACCTTGGTTATGTCATCGAGCTAATCACCGGAGAGATTGATGATAGTGTTCTTGCGCAGTCGCTTCAGGAAGAGATTGCCCGCATAGGAGAGCTTGATACCGCTCTGAATGGCCCTGAATCATTGGATGGCACGGTAGCTAACCGTTTGGCCCAAGAGCGCGAGGCGCGTATTGCCGCCCTTGATAGCGAGCGACTTGAGCGAATTGACGGCTTAACGTTTGAGGCGCAAGCGCGGGCCCAGGCGATTCAGCAGGAAGTCGAGAATCGCACGACCGCGATAACGCAAGCCGTAGAGCAGCTTGAGCTAGAAGACAGCTTGCTGGCTCTGCAGCAAAACGTGATAGCGGCTTCCTACAATGCCAATGCGGCCTCGATCTACTCTATGTCGCAAGTGCGTATTAATGACAACGAAGTCTTTGCCACGCAGATCGACCAGCTGTTTGGCAATGTCAACGATAACGAAGCGCTGATTCTTCTTGAGCAGCAAATTCGTATCGATCAATTCAGCTCGTTGTCGACGCAGGTTGGCATTTTATCGGCGCGCCTCGATGCTAGGCCTTCGCTAGCCAGCAGTTTCGAGGCGGGGAGCGACTTCAACGCTTGGTCTGCTACCAGCAACAACGCTCTTGCTGCGGAAACCGGCGATGTTTATGCAGGCCAGCAAGCGGCTCGTGTTAGCTCTTCACAGTCGAGCGCTAATCCGCAAACGGGGGGCGTACGCCGTGCCGTGGATGCCGATACAGCGACCGAGTTTGCAGGCAATAAAGTGCGCTTTTCGCTTTATGCCAAGCGCCCGAGCAGTAACGCCAGCAGTGAGTTTGCTGTTGCCTACTGCGTGGATGGTGTCTTTGGCGAGTGGGTGAGCTTCATGCCTACCAACGAGTATGCCTTTTACGATGTGATCGTTGATGTTCCAGCAGGTAATACCGGGGCAGCGCACGAACTGGTGATTTGGGGTGACACATCGGGAACAGGTAAAAGCGTGCTGGTAGATCGTGTGCTGGTGACGTTTGCCGAAGTCGACATACCCGAAGTCACCGCGGCGATTGAGCAGATTCAGCAGGCACTGGCGGATCAGGAGCAAGCCGTCGCGAGTGAGCTACAGGCGTTTTTGTCGCAACTTAATACCAATACTGCGTCTATCCAGGACGAGTCGAGTACGCGTAGTACTCAGATCGACGCGCTTGCCACCGACCTTCAAACGCTGACAGCTCAAACTCAAAATAATACGGCTGACATTGTGGCCGAGCGTGAGGCCTGGTCGTCGGCGGTTGACGCATTAGCGCTGGACGTAGAAAGCCTAATGGCGTCGGTAGGCGATAATGTGGTGCTGGTATCCGAAGAAGCCCGTATCAGGGCGGCAGAGGATGAGCTGCTGGGCTCGATTCAGCGGGTGATGTCAGCGGCGCGCAAAACGGCGGCGGCAACATTTTATGGACTGGAAGAGGTGCGCACGGATGATAAGCAAGCGACGGCGCGCCGAATCGATGGACTAGAGGTAGAGCTCGGGGACGCTTTCGCCGCCATCGAGGAGACGCAAAGCATTCTCG